ATTAAAACATTTAGAAAATCCTGATGTATGCAGCGAGCCTGATCGAGCGCAATCAAAAGACGATTACTATATGTCACTACAAGATTAACCCCGATGAGTTGGCAGATCTCTTTTATGTGTGGAACTTTATAAGTTGCTCCCTAAAACAAAACTGCCTCAATTAATTTAAACTAAGGACATAGATAATGAATGAGATAGAAAAGATAGATTATATTCACGGAGTAATTAAAGAAACTCTACAGGCTATGGAGAATGACATAGGTAACATACCTCAATGGCAATTAGAAAACTCTTTAACATTACTTGAGGATTTAAGAGAGCCTTACTTGATAGCTATAAAAAATAAAATAAACTCAGGACAATTTTAATATAGGATTGAACGCACTATGAATAACAAACTACAATTACTTTACGATGTTGAAAGCTCGTTAGCTGTGTTAGAACTACGCATACCTTATGGCCTCCGCAAATCTTCACAGATTTCAAGGGCTGTATATTGCATTGGTCAGTTAATCGAACTAGAGATCCAGGATCAAGTGGAACGAGGTAACTCTCATATCATACCTAGCTATGCCGATGGTAGGTATCAGGAGATTGAAATAGAATACAACGCAATGCAGCAGGCTATTGATGATGATGAGGAGAAAGCCGATGAGTGAACCAACTTACTCTGAACAAATGCAAGAAGAACTAGAACCTATAACTAACAAGGAAGATGGTAGCAAGCCAGTTACTAAGCACACTAGAGCTAAGAGAGATGGCACGATATTAGTTTGCCCTAAATGTAAAGAAGGAAGTATAGTATATCATTTCAGTTGGGTTGCTATTGTTTGTTTAAAATGTAAGGCCGAAGTTTATAAGTATGATTGGAGAGTGGCTGATGAACAAACGTAACCCTGTTAAAAAAAATATGGATAAGCTGCACAAACCTAAGACACACACAGATAAGACTAAATACAAGCGTGTTAATAATGATTGGTCTTATGATGCTAACGGAACACCAATAACTAACGAGGAAAAGTAAAGATGAAAACCAGAACTAAAAAATATGTAATGACAGTGAACAAAGATAACTTTGCAGAACAATTTAGACTCGATGTAATAAGAGAAACAATTAAGTTTGTTAATAAGCATATAGATAGAAAGTTATATGTTAAGTGTCACGGAAGATTTGGTAAGAACAATCCTAACTTAGCTAAGTATACTAATCAACACGGCAATATTAACTGGAGAGATTGTAAATTAGAAGATGCTCAAAGAGTAGACGTATACATTCACGAAAGATAACCTTGAATAAAGAAGTGTTAAGATTTGTTAAGAGCCATTGACAATTTCTTAATGCTTCTTTAAACTCTATAGAGCTAAGAAGGAAAACAATATGAATGAGAAGAAAGTAAAAGCATTACGAAAGAAAATCAAACCGCTTCAAGTAGAATGGTTAAAGACATTGTTGAACGAAGAAGAAGCAGCACAGGTCTCTATAGATAACATAGATGAGTTAGCTCCTACACAGGATTACTATATGGCTAATCGAACTATGTACCTTTCCTTTATGACACCTAAATGGATAATGAAATATCTTAAACAGTATCCTAATATTAATTCCTTTGCAGAATTAAGTATGCACTATGAAGATTGGAGAACTAAAAACAGAGGCTCTTTAAACTGGATACAATAAACAAAGGAGAACAAGTATGTTTAAAACTATATCAATAGCACTCGTTAGTGCTTTGTTAATAAATATTGTAGGATTAAATTTATATAATCTACATATTGAACAACGCTTTGAAGGCCAAGTTGTTACTACTAATTATCTTAACGATAAGATTATTAAAATTAAAAGCAATATCCTGGAACTTAAAGCTAACTCGATAGGCTCTATCTCCCGTGCTGACCTTGTGGATACTCAAAACTTTATAGAGTATAAGGTATCTATGAATAAGAAAAGTGTGAATGGTTTTATAGATAGTCTTAACAAAGATATGGAACGTCTTAATGTTATCTCTCATTTGAGTCAAGACAACGATGCATACTTTCAAGAAAAGATTGAATATCTGTTGCAAGAAATACAGGTGCTTCAAGATCAAACAATAGTACCAGAAGAAATAATAGATGTACCTGTGGTTGAACGTGAAGCAGTACCCGTTGTTGCTGCACCTATACCAGAAGAAACAAATACACATATCGAATCTTATCGTGTTGAAGAATGTTCTTATGCATTAGAAAGCGGTAGACAAAATAGTACTAAAGCAATACAGCGTACAGTAGATAGCCTTAGAAAAAAAGGAGCATACAATATCTCTGTATTGTTTAATATAAATACACAAGGGCAAGCAGAAGATCTTACAGTTAAGTCTAACACTGCACCCGCTAAATTAGAAAGAGCTGTACAAAGATACGTTTCTAAGTTAAACTTTGTACCTAATGAAACGCTTTTATCTAAATGTGAAATGAGTTTTAATTTAAATGTAACATAAACGAGGAAATAAAGATGGCTGAAGAAAATACATTTAACGCGGGAAGTGGAGTCGGTGAAGTTACAGGTCGTGCTTACTATGCAAATGTAGTTACACCTAACACTACGTTCGATGACAAGTGGGAAATTAGTTTAGTATTAGATGAGGACACGCTAACTGATTTTGAAAATAGAGGACACCCTATAAAAGAGAAAGACTTTGGTAGGTTTGTTCACTTCAAAAGAAATGTAGATAAGAAAGGTGGTGGTCAGAATACTCGACCAACTCTTATTGATGAAGCTAGAAGAAAAGTAGATACATTACCTAAGATGGGTAACGGTTCTTTAGTAAGGGTACAGTACGGTGAGTATGCTTGGAGCTATCAAGGCAAGGCAGGTAAAGGCAGAGACTTACGCGCTATTCATTTAATAGAGTTAGTAGAGTACAACGAGCCTGATGGTGCAGGTATGTACGATGAAGGAGACTACTAATGGCAGTTAACAAAGGAAACTTAATGGCAGAGGATACTACTAAACCTTTCGTTACTATTGATGATGTGCAGATTTCGGTAGAGGATTTACCAGAAGAAGCACAAGGTATCTTTGGTAGGTTACAAAGGTTGAATCAAAAGAAAGCAACACTTGCATTAGATATGGAAGAGATAGACGCAAGCATTAACTTTTTTTCAAGTAGAATAATTTCTATTGTTAATTCTTCTTTAGGTCAAGGAGAGGATGAAGAAGAAAAAGCAGTTAAAAAATCTAACAACTAACGTAACCTTTAACCCTTTACCTGTAGAGTTGCTCCTTGAACAGGTAAGGGGTTTTTTTATAATTAACTTGGGGAAGTAAATTGAATACAGAAGCAAATACATTTGTTAAACATATACCTTGTGAGGCTTGCGGTAGTAAAGATAACAATAGTTTATATACTGACGGGCATACTTATTGTTTTGGTTGTGAAACTAGGACAGGTGTAGGTAATGAAAACTACACACCTATAAGCACGTTAGCTACTAACACCAATAGTTTTTTACATTCTTATAAAGGATCTTACAATGCTCTTGATGATAGGAAGATTAGTCTTAGTACTGCTAAAGTATTTGGCGTTCTATCTGTCACCAATAAGCACGTTTATCCTTATTATAATAATAATGAAGTTGTCGCAACGAAGACAAGAGAAATAGATACTAAGAAATTTTATTCTGCTGGTAGCTTTGAAGGCACAGGATTATTTGGTGAGCAGTTGTATCGAAACACAGGCGGTAAGTATCTCACAATAACAGAAGGCGAGTGTGATGCAATGGCTGTCTATGAAATCTTCGGAGGCAAGTGGGCTGTTGTTTCTCTCAAACGTGGCTGTGCTTCAGCAGTAAAAGATATTAGAGAAAGCTTAGAGTTTGTAGAAGCATACGATAATGTAGTACTTGCGTTTGATAATGATGAAGCAGGACAGAAAGCTGCAAGAAAAGTAGCCCGTATATTAAAGCCTAACAAGACTAAGATTATGTCTTTCCCTACAGGTTTTAAAGATGCTAATGATATGCTTAAGCAAGGGAAGTTTGAAGAGTTTACTAAAGCTTGGTGGAATTCTAAAACTTATACACCATCAGGTATCCTGGAATTATCCAGTAAGAAAAGTGATTGGTTACAAAGAGAAGAAAAAGAAAGTGTACCGTATCCGTGGGAAGGCCTTAACAATAAGCTATACGGTATGCGTAAAGGGGAGTTGATTACTCTTACTGGAGGTACAGGATTAGGTAAGTCAAGTGTCACTAGAGAGTTAGAACACTGGCTCATCAAAAATACAACAGACAACGTAGGCATTTTAGCTCTTGAAGAAAACTGGTTGCGTACAGCAGATGGTATTGTTTCTATAGAAGCTAACGATAGACTTTACTTAGCAGAAAAAAGAGCGCAGTATTCTGATCAAGAATTAGAAAGATTATTTGATAATGTTATTGAAGAGGGTAGAGTATTTATCCACGCACATTTAGGTGCTACTAATATTGATGAGATCTTTTCTAAACTTAGGTACATTATTATAGGTTGTGAATGTGAATGGATAGTAGTCGATCACTTACATATGCTTATTAATGTAATGACAGAGGGAGATGAGAGACGAGGCATAGATAACTTAATGACTCGCCTTCGCTCTTTAGTAGAAGAGACAGGTGTAGGTATGATACTTGTATCACATCTAAGAAGGGCAGCAGGAGAGAAGGGACACGAACAAGGTATTGAAGTATCTCTTTCTCATCTTAAAGGATCACAAGGTATCTCACAGTTATCTGATTGTGTAATAGCCTTAGAAAGAAATCAACAGGCTGATGATCCAGAAGAAGCTAACACAACTAGAATAAGAGTTTTAAAATCTAGGTACACAGGAGATACAGGATTAGCCTGCAGTTTAAAATATAATTCAAACACAGGAAGACTTTATGAAACAGAACTTGATCTCTCTCCCCAACAAAATAGCTCATCACCGTTTTAAAAAAGTAGTCTTTGATGTAGAAACAGATGGGTTAGAAGGCAATACAATACACTGTATAGTAACCAAAGTTATTGGGGGCGAGACTCGTTTGTTTCCCCCTGATAAGTTACAGGAAGGAGTAGATCTTTTAGCCAGTGCCGATGTATTGATAGGGCATAACATCATAGGCTTTGATATCCCTGTAATTAAAAAACATTTCGATGTTACCTTAACTAATCATATTGAAGACACTTTAGTAATATCCCGATTGGTTAACCCTGTACTCACAGGAGGTCATAGTCTAAGTAACTGGGGCTACCTTCTTTATCCTAATGATGTAAAAAAAAGAAAGGCAATACAGCCTGATAGTTGGGATAAGTATACAGAAGAGATGGGTACTTACTGTATCCAGGATGTAGAATTAAATGCAGATATATATTATAAGTTGTTAGAAGAAGTAGAAAGTTTTAGTCAGGAGTCTGTTGATCTTGAACACTCCATAGCTAAGATAATTAAACAGCAAGAAGTTACAGGCTTTATGCTTGATGAAAAGAAAGCAACTATTCTTTCTGCTAAACTAAAATCTAAGATGG